ATGCAATATACTAGGAGGTACTTATGGTAATCACAAGTTTAGCAGCATTCGCCACGGGTGCGCCCTGGCCCATTCCCTCAGAACAGGAAAGGATGGATCGATATGCAAGAAATGCTTTGCTCTATGAAGGCAAGCATGGGGAAGTGTGGCCTGACTTAAACCCGTTCGGAGTGAGGCCGCCAACCGGAGAGCATTCGTTCTCGATGGTGGATTACATAGACCGCAATCATGTAGATATGACTGTCAATTGGTACAAAAGGGCAACCACATGCTTCTCGGATCTGTTGTGCGGTGAGCCTTTCAAGATCACGGCAGAACCTCAGGCTACGGCAGATAGGCTGATAGCAGATAACGCCCTGGTCCTGAAGGCATACGAGATAACCATGTCCATGATCAAGAACGGCACGGGGATCTATAAGGCCCGATTCGATAAGAAGGGGATCATTGAGGTAATAAATCCGAGACTGTGGTACCCGATAGTGTCACCAGATAATACTGAGTTCGTTGCTCACGTTCTGGCATGGTCCTTTAAGGAAGGCTCAGAGGAGTTTGTCAGAGCTGAGATTCATGAGCGCGGTAAGATCACAAATAAGCTCTTTACTGTGGAAGCTGGTAAACTCAAGGATGCTCTTCTAACGAGATTTGAGCGCTATGCATCCATCCCGCCCGTGGCCACCACTGGCATAGATGACTTCCTCATAGTGCCCGTCCAGAACCTCTTAGGAGCAGATGGCGTTTACGGCATGGATGATTACAGCGATATGAACGACCTGGTTAAGGAGCTGGAGAAGCGGCTTATACAGGCGTCCAGGGTGTTTACGAAACATGCCGATCCTGCGATTAGTGGGCCTGCATCCAAGATAGACATAGATCCGTATTCAGGTGAGGCCGTGGTGGTTGGTGGTGGGCAGTACTACGGCTACAATACCGGCGAGCCCCAGCCCGCATATATGGTTTGGGATGCCAAACTGGGGGATGTCTTCACTCAGATATCAGAGATAACTCAGAAGCTCTATATGGTCTCTGAATTGTCACCTGCCGCCCTTGGTGAGCTGAAGCAGGGCCTTGCAGAGAGCGGCAGCGCATTGAAACGCTTAATGATGCCAACACTCGCCAAGGTCAACCGGCTACGCCTCCGCCTCGATCCCAGCACCAGGGAGATCCTGCGCATAGTCTCCGCTCTTGAGGTGGTGGGCCGTGGTACAGGTGCAGCCCAGATAACCAAGATTGCAATCAAGTTTGAGGATGGCCTGCCCAGGGATGAGGTAGAGATTGTTAAGAATGAAGTATCCAGAAAGAGCATGGGCCTAACCACCATAGAAGACAGCCTTAAACGCCTAGATCCCGAGATGAGCGAGGCCGATAGGAAGACAGCAGTGTCCACAATCAAAGAAGAAAATCCAACTCTAATGTAGAAGTATGTACAACTTGCGAGAATCCATCTCCTTTTTGACAGCTCCTTAATAGGCCCTATTTTCGCTTCTGCCTAACTGCCCATTCCATACACTATGAAATCATTTATCGACAATTGCCCGTTATCGATTAATCAGCATCGGCTAAACTGAAATTACGCTGTACAACCCAGAGCGCAAAGGCAGACCTTATGAGGGCAGAAAGGTATTTATAAAAATATTATGGGCCTCCGATTCTGTTCGTGTGGTCCTATATCCAGCTATGAACAACTTTCAGGCCGTTTCCTTATTGTGATAATTTCATTTAAAATTGTCCTTTAAGGATACATTTATATATTATCAGATACATGATATATCTAGGTTAACGAGATCCGTAAAATTTCGGGGTAAGCATGGCAGAAGATGAAAAGACATTCACTCAGGCCGATGTCAATCGGATTGTATCGGATAGACTCAGAGAAGAGAAGGAAAGGCATGGAGACAACGAGGCCCTACGGGCCGAAAATGCAACCCTTAAAGCATCTCTCTTATCCGAGCAAACCACCAGACAGGCATTAGAGGTTAAAGTGTCACTGAAGGAAGAGACCGAACTCAGGCAAAGAATAGCCAAAGAGGTAAGCCTTCCTGAGGGATTAATTCCACTCATAACGGGCAAAACTGAGGATGAGATCAGATCAAACATGAAGATCATGGTTGCATCCATAGGACCAGGCCCGGCAATTGGAGCCGCAACAACGCCGGCTACTCCTGCCCCAACGCGCTATACTAGGGCGCAAATTGACCAGATGGCACCGGAGGACATTGAAAAGAATTGGGCAACCATCGAGAAGCAAATTGCTGATGGCTCCCTAAATCGGTGATTCGATGACGGTAAACAACTTTATTCCCTCGATATGGAGCGCAAAGCTCCTGGCGAGCCTGAAGAAGGATCAGGTCTTTACTCAGGCCGGCGTAATGAATCGTGACTACACGGGCGAGATTAGCGGGCAAGGTTCCGTGGTCAAGATCAATGGAATAGGCCCCGTGACTATCAGGCCCTATGTCAAGAACATGCCCATAGTGCCCCCGGAACCCCTGTCCGATGCTCAGACCAGCCTTACCATAGACCAGGGCAATTACTTCAACTTCGAGGTTGACGACATTGACGTAGCTCAACAGACTCCTAAGATCATGACCGGCGCAATGGCTCAGGCATCTTACGACCTGACCGACGTGGCAGAGATGTACCTGGCGGATCTGCTCTATGATGGTGTGCCCGCTGGAAACAAGATAGGCACTGACAGTGATGCTGGTGCTATCATTCCCAACAGCACCGTGGGAACTACTGCCTATGACTATCTGGTAGATCTCAGCACAAAGCTGAGTGAGGCCAAGTGCCCCAAAGCAGGAAGATGGGTTATCATCCCTCCCTGGTTCACCGGAGAGCTTGCCAAAGATGACAGGTTCACCAACATAAGCTCCTCTGGCAGCCCTGAAGCACTCAGAAACGGCATAGTTTCCAGGGTGGCTGGCTTCGATGTGCTGGAGTCCCTGAACGTCCCGGTCGTCACCTCCGAGGGCAAGGCTAACAGCGAGATCATAGCCGGACACGGCATGGCCGCGTCCTATGCCGAGCAGATCAAGAAGGTGGTGGGCTACAGGCCGGAAGACTCTTTCAGCGATGCTGTGAAGGGCTTGCATGTCTTTGGCGCAAAGGTGGTTCGTCCTACCTGCCTGGCTCTCCTGACTGCAAGGGCGGTGGCTTAAGATGAAAGCCATTACCTTTTTGCTGGTCCTGGTCGTGGCAATTTTTGCCACCACCTCTGGGGCATTAGCAGTGCGGGCAGTAATCGAGCCAACCGTAGGCGTGGCCAACGGGCAGGCGGGAGTTGGGTGGTATGCCATCGGCACGGGCGGCCATTACTACAATGCATCCATAGACGGCTCTCAGCTCCTCATAGTCAATACTTCCACCATAACCACAACTGCCGGTATTAACCTAACTGTGGTTGCTGGTGAGTATTGGAGAGAGGCCCTAGGGGATGCACTCTTTCAACTGCCTGCGAACCATACCTATGTTCTCGGACCTTTTGAGAGTTCTAGGTTTAAGCAATACAACGAGACGGTGCTTATCAACAGCAATGCCACGCGCGGGTCTATTGCCCTTGTTCAACTGCCCTGAGGAGTCAGGGCTATTAATTTTTAAGAGGTGATACATATGGCAGATTACATAGATCATACCGGCGCAGATACCTATTTCGGCACAAGGCTCTATGCTGCATTGTTCACAGCGGCTACCGATGGAGACAAAGAGAGTGCTCTGCACATGGCAACCCAGGCTATCAATTGCCTGCCGCTCAAGGGGTGGAAGGCTGACCCAGCTACCCAGGTCAATGCATTCCCTCGATACATCCCGCTGGCGAGAGGCGGCTTTATGGGCGATGGTGTCACAGTGCCGCAGGCCGTGATTGATAGTTGCTGCGAAGAAGCATTAGAGATTATCACGACCGGCAATAATTCCCGCAGATCCCTACAGGACCAGAACGTAGAGTCTTTTAGAATGCTTGATCTATCAGAAACCTTTGCTAAACCAAGTGGGCAACCCACCCTCACCTCTCGTATCGCACGGCAGATGATGAGGCCCTACATGGCCGCAGGAGTGCCGATAGTATGATGATCGATGACTACCTTAACCAGGTAGGGGAAAAGAAAACTTCGGTGCTATGGACTCTCTACAACAACCTAAGCGCACCGTCTCCTCTGGTCCTAACCAATACTGCCCCAACAGTGACATTCAGATGCAAGATTACCTTATCGGTTAGCGGTGCGCATAATGATGTTACTGGTAGTGTCACCGTCAATGCTGAAGTAATCTCGTTTACATCGGCTACCACCAAGATCACCACCACTAACTTAACAGCATTGCCTACCGTGACTTGCCAGAACCTCGACTGCAACGTTAAGATATGGTGCATCGATACGGGCGGCGCGGACATTATGCAAGTCTCTTATGCAGACTTCTTTTGCAGATGGGAAGATGTCAATGTGCTGTTCATGAACAATCTAGGTGCATGGACTCAGAGTAATGCTAAGGTGGTATGCAAAGAGGCTTATGCGGTTGGTGATTATCTCAGGAAGAAGAATACAACCACAGAATACCCTATTAGGCAGACTGGAAACGTATTAGACTTGGATGCTGTAGAGCAGTTTAGAAAGTACATGCTTTGAACGGCGGCAGTATTTCTTATGTAACTAAGTACACAAGAAAGGATCAGGCCCGTTACATAAGAAAATGCGAGAGGACTGACATCAGCCAATTTTTTCAAGCGTTAGAAATATATGCTCATCCCGTGTTTTATATATACTATTCACGACACTTCTAGGCCACTGAGTAAGGGAGGCTTACGGCGTGGCTAGCGTGTATAAACCGGACGAGGTGATATCCATGATGGTTGTTGCAGAAGAGACGACAAAGAGAGATGATTTAATCGCGGGTATCGCAGAAGGACTAGAGGACTTCATAGAGGGCCGGTTCAAGCACTTCAAAACCGATGAAGAGATGGAAGCCTACCTAATGAGCCTTTGATCTTGGATCAATATGGCCGAATCCATCATTACAGAACATTTTAGCAGAAATTTTCATGATTTAACAGATAAAAATCTTGTTTTTAAGAGACAAATTGTAAAGAAAATGGCTGGTATCCGACAAAATCCAGAAATCGGAGAGCCAAAGAGTGGGAACCTAAGAGGACTCAGAGGCCTACACATCTCGGAGCACTTCGTTATCATCTATTTTATCTATAAAAATTATGTGATATTTATAGAATTAGAACATCATGATAAAGCCTACGACACATCCGAAGGCTTGATGGATCGTATATTGGAAGACGTACGGTTGCTTTCCTCCTTAAACACGCTAGAAATTCCAACTGAAGAGTTTGCCTTTTTTGTAAGATCCCTTCGCAAGCGTACATGATGTTATGCACCCATTATGCAAACCTTGATTACTTAGCATAACCTATGCATAACCTATGCCTCGCGTGACGGTCTCCCTTGCCGATTCAATCCTGATTAAAGCAGATGATGAGGCGCATAAAAGCGGCTTATCGCGATCTGAGTATGTGGCTAAGGCTATTGAATCATTTGTCACAGGCAGTAATCAGGCCAATTTAGAACTGCATAACGCGCAATTGGAGCTGAATAAAAGTCAAACTGAAGTTATGCAACTGAAGCGGCAAATAACGAAATCAGAGAATCAGCTAGCAGAGAAAGATAGGATTATAGAATCGAAAGCTAAAGACGTTATGCAGGCTGAAGAAAAACTTAATCAGGCTTATGCAGAGAGTAATCAGGCCCGCCAGGAAATAGCAAAATTCGAATCCGCTCTGAAGGCCAAAGAGGATGAGGTATCTTTCCTTCGCGGCCATGTGGCGCAGCTCACCCAAAGCATAAGCCAGCTTGCCTTACCACCAAGCCAGGAAGAGGCCAAGAAGAAGGGATGGTGGATATTCTGGAAGTAAGGGTGATGATATGGACATCAATTTAACAGGCCAGATTGCAGCAAATTTGGCGGATAACCTTAAACAACCTCCGTATTCTGCATGGATATCTATTATTTCGGCCACAGTAGGCGGTACTGCTGTTTTTATTATAGATATGATAAATAACCATTATTCCTCAAAAAGAGAAGAAACTAAAAAATGGATTAAATCGAGAAGAGATGCCTATATTGACTTTCTGCTTATATTTTCTGCCCCATTTTCAGGCAATAGTGAAATCTATTTAAGAACAGTAATAAAAGCATCTGAATTTGGGGATTTAACCATTCAAAAACCGATTGCTTTTAAAAACGAATCAATTGAATCACTAAAAGATCTAACACGGGTTATTTTAACCCTACGTAAAACTATAAAATATTCTAGATATACACAAACAAAAGATTTACCAACCGATCAGTTTACGCCTTCGGACAATGAATGGGATATGATAAAATGGAGAGTTGAAGAGGTGGGAAGACAGGTGGAAGAATTGGCCCATGGGCGATTTGATGAAAATTTTGAAGAACTTAGAACCAAAGCGGCAGAAGCGTTTAGTTCCCCGATAATGGATGCACTCAAATCATCAGGAATGCAACAATCCAAGGCAAAGCATTGGTGGTAACTCTGAAAATAGGAGAAGATTAAAATGGATTGACGATTGCTTAGTACTCCAGATGATTTGAAATGAAGTACGATACTCATAACACATACGAACGGCTACGCCTAGCAGTTGAAAGCCTGGCAACTGGGAGGGGAAGCTTACAGGACAGGCTCTATTATGCACTTTTGAATATATACGTCTTCAGAGTTGAGGATTTTCCTGTGAAAATAAGGGATGAATTCAGAGAGATTATTGAAGAGACGACCAAAGTTAAGCCTATTGGTGACGAAGGCTCTATCAAAGCCACATGCAGAATTATGAGCGATGAAGAAGCCGAAAAGATAGCTCAAAGGATATTTGATCTCTTCACTACAATTGCTAGAAGCTACTGTGAGACCATTCCGCCAGATTGACGGGGCTATATTGTGACACAACAATTTTACTTGACGGACACTTGATAGAGCTGGAGATCAGGACTCTTGCCCAAGATGAAATGTTGTTACACGTAACCTGTAACAAGATTTATCTTATCTCTCTATTGGTACTATTTTTAATATAAAGCTTCATATTTATCTCTATCTCAAACTAATCACTATCTATCAACCCAGTAAAATCCTACCGGATTGTTCAAAGTTTGGAAGGACAAAGAGACTCTTCTAATTTAGTTACAAGTTACGCGTAACTACTTTAGAACTAGCACCTTCTGATTCTTCCTGAGATGGTACGGCCTGATCTCAATATCATCTTTCATTGTGGCCAGAAGCTCTGAGAATCGAGGTTTGATAAGGTGCATCTTCTGCCTGGCATCCTTGGCCAACATTTTGCCGCCGTTGGCCGCGATCAGAGCTCTAAGGATCTCACCTCTATCCTTCTGCATAGGCTGTGGCTCGCTCTGCTCAAGCTTACTGATCCTTTGGCGATCATAAGCGATGTCCAAGGCCAAACGCTCTATATCCTCTTCCTGGCGGTCTCTGAGGCCCTGCAGTTCTTGGAGAAGGGGCGCGGTGGCCTGCCGGATGATCTCCTGGAGCTGGCTGGAGGTAAGCACAAAAACAGATTCTTCTGAAGGCGATTCAAAATTAGTTTGCGCCGCGATGGGTGCAAAGCTATTTATTCTGGCATTGGCTACGTTATCCATACGCATACGCTCCTTCTCGGAGTTCTCCTGTCAGGGTGGCTAGACCCTGGCGGGAACCTGTTCTTTTTATACTACTATTATTGATCTCAGATTATTTGGAATAATTATAAAGTTATGCCTCATCAACAATACTATATCTCATGATGGCCGGATATTTCTTGGCATTGTACTTCACCAAAGCGCAATGCTCAGGTGAGGGACGGGGATAACTTCCCCATCTTCTCATCATATCCTTGTTTTAAGCGGCGTACAGCGTCCCCATAAGTAGCGCCTTTCATACCGGCTTTCCGCATCTCTTCTTTTATACCTTTTAAAATCTGCAATGACTCTTCATCGAGGTATGTTTGAGGCATAGATACTAGATGTATATGCACACTTTATATAGCTTACTACGATAAGTATTATATACGTATATGACATGTATATGAGTGGTGAAGTACATGTCTGGAAAGAATCTATTAGAAGGCCGATTCGGCCCGGTAACGCAATCAGTAGACGCGATCAAGAGCTTGTTAGCGTATGTGGGAAGGGCAAGCAATCCACTACCAAGTGATGTGAGCCTTGATAACGGTCGCTTAGTGCTGGTTTTGAATAATAAGAAGGATGCTTATTACACTTGCACGGCGCGCGCGTGCTCCTGCCCGAGTGCTATCTATCGCCACAATGGGCCTTGCAAGCATCAACGAAAATACTTCCCTGAGACCGCGAAGCCCGCCGCGACAGTGACAGAGATGGGAAGCATCAAGCCCACCGGGAAGTGGCCGGGTGACATGAATGGACCTGTGGATGAGTGCAAGGGGATGGCCTAAATGGCTATCTCTGCTATTTCTCGGTCAGTCGGTAAGCGTATATCTTGCGAGCACTTCTCTGAATCTATGAAATTGATTTTGATAGCATTCATTCTTTTGATGCTTATGGGGCCGGCATATGGCCAGCAGACGGCAGTCGATTGGTACAAACGGGGTGTTGATCTTGCTGCACAAGGACAATATGATGCAGCTATAAGAGCATTTGATGAATCTATCAAGCTAGATCCTGATGATGCAAGTGTTTGGACTGACAAAGGCTTTGTTATAAGTGAATTGGGAGATTATGATGGTGCTATCAAGGCGTTTGAAGAAGTCATTAGAATAGATCCAACTAATGCTCAGGCTTGGACTAACAAGGGCGGAGCGCTCATAGCCCTGGGTAAATACGATGAGGCCATGAAGTGCGTGGACGAGGCCATTCGGCTAGATCCAAACTTTGCGCCAACATGGTATAATAAGGGCGAAATTTTTAGGCTGCAGGATAAGGACTATGAGGCAATCAGTGCATATAATGAAGTCGTCAGGTTAGATCCAGATTATGTGGCTGCCTGGGTCAATAAAGGCAGTACTCTCCTTTACCAGAGCAAGTATGATGATGCCATAAAGGCTTATGACGAGGTAATAAGGATAGATCCCACTGATGCCATTGCATGGGTTGGCAAAGGCTTGGCGTTCTCTGGTCAGGAAAAACGTGATGAGGCAGTTGAGGCTTTTGACGAAGCTATCAAGCTTGATCCCACCAATGTATTAGCATTGCAGGGTAAAGGTAGGATTCTTAGTGAGCAGGGTAAATACGCTGAAGCAAATGATGCTTTCGAGAAGGCTATTGGATTAGATCCCAGAAATGCAGATCTCTGGAATAGTGACGGTGTTGCGTACTATGGCCAGGGCATGTACAATAAAGCTCTCCTCGCTTTCGATCAGGGTATTAAGATCGATCCTAAAAATGCCTTGCTCCAGTTCAATAAAGGCAATGCACTCTATGCATTGGGCAACTACACGGATGGCATCGAATGCTGGGAGGAGGCTATCACGATAGGTTTTCCAGATGAGAGCCAGCCCAGATATCGTATAGGCAATGCTCTTAGGATGCTACACCGCGATTCTGAGGCAGAAGCAGCCTACACCAAAGCACGCGAATTGGGCTATAATGGACCTATGACGCAAATGGAAATGACAACGACATGAATGTAAACTGCTAGCCGGCATCTCTTTTTTCAGGGAGAAGGACAGGCTGCTATTGACTGAAAATCAAATTCTTTTTGTGGATTGCTTTTGTGCGCGACGGACTGCTCTCGTGCAGACCCCGTGCGCGAGCGGAGAGTCTCCTGGGCGAAGAGCAGCTCTCCTTCAGCTCCATGCAGGTGCTGGGCGGCTCTTCTCGTGCTCTCCCTGCAGGAGCTGGGCATCTCTTGGGCGAGTAGGCTCTTTTCGCGCAGGAAAGCACGCCAAAATATGTCCAAATATGTACAGAAACCCCCAAACTGCAATCAAAAACGACTTAACAACAAAAGCTATATATGCTAAGCAACCAATCGCTATGCGTAGAATGGAAAGAGAATAGCCGCAGCCGGTCCCCTCTGTGACCAAACTTTGAGAACCGGCCTGAGCATATGATTAATAGGAGTACGTTACGTTACGTATAAATACGTATCGTGACTCCTGAAATCATGCCCACCAAAACAGGCTAAACTCTTTTCAGAAGGTGGGAAATGATCGATACAATCGATGAACTGGATAAAGCCTTACTGGATCGCATAAATGCGACTCCATGCGCCTCAATACGTGACGTGATCAGACCATTCCTTTTAGAAAAATCCGAATCTGTTCTGCGAACCCGCGTGAGATACCTAGAACTTCATAAACTTATTAAAACCGAAAAAACCCGACATGGGAGGATCAAATGTCTCCCAGTGTTGGACAAGTTCGCGGTAGTGGATGGGGCGGTTTGAATGATTCTGCAGTTTGGAAAGCACAAGGGGCGCGACATCCGGGACGTTCCCGAAGATTACCTACGCTGGATCATTCAGCAGCAGGAAAAAACATTGGCCGAATACCATGACGAGCTGGCAAGGCGCAATGCGCTACAGGACGCTAGATTATCATGGGCAGAGCGTCTGGTTCAGGCAGGATTCAGGGCTCTTGCATCTCAGCATCACCCAGACCACGGCGGCGACAATGAATCTATGCGGCAGGTCATGGCGGCTCATGAGAAGCTGAAAGAGATGCTAAAAAGGTCGGGACTGGCATGAGACAGGCGAGGCTAAATGATCTCGCCTGTGATCAGAGACTAATCAATGCTGCCGACGCGATCATAGAGCGGGGATCCTGCGCTGTTTCCAAGCCTGTTCGGGCAGGCATGACGACATCAACCATAATGGCATGCGAACGCCGAGGGCAGAGGGTCCTGGCCCTGGCACCTACTAGGCGAATCCTCCAGGAGACTGTGGACAACGCTGCAGCGGGGCAGGCGGTGAGGATTCCAGGGAATTCCGAATGCCCACTGATCGAACCGGACCTGCAGAAGAATCCTATCCTCCGGCAACTGCCACTGACTCTCCCAAACTGCCAGAAATGTAGCGATTCCGACTGGTGCGAGGTGCTGGCCATCCTGCGAGCAAAGGACCTGCAGGTCATGGCTTTGACCTATCCCAAGCTGGAAGCACTGATGTTATCTCGAGGCAAGATCGCCAAAGAGATCCGGCAGAAGATTGGCCGGGCAGAAGTAGTTCTTCTGGATGAATGCCACGAATTAGCATTACCCAAAAGCGTATCTGTGAAAGTTTTTGCTCCGCTGGCGATTCCAGATAAGTATGGGGCATTGGCACTGATCTATCATCAGTGGCTGGTGTTCTGCCAGAACCACGCTAGGACCATCCAGGAGCTAATGGAGCTGGCAGATAAAGGCCATTCAAGTCAGCATCTCAGCAGAGGCGCTGCAAACACCCAGTTCATCCCCTGGAAGGAGCTTAAGGTTGCGTGGTCACAACTCCGAAAGCTGGCAGTGGCCCATGACATGTCAGATGAAGAGGTCCTGCAGATCCGGGACATCATCACCATAATGTCCAGCAGCCAGACGGCATTATGCTACATCTCTGAGGACGAGGGCGAGAGTGGATCCGTCTATGTGACTGCAGGCCAGATCAGGCAGTTCCGGGCGCTGAATGAATTCCTTACCCAGCATGTAGACCGAGCAAAACTGCTGTTCGTCAGTGGGACCAATTTTGAACCTCATCCTGGATACTTCTCGGAGCTGGCGGGCAGAGAGATCAAGCCTGTAATATTTCCAGACATACGACATGCCACGGAAAAAATGACCCTTCTCCCGGATCGATGGAAGCTCACGGGCAGGAACTTTGCAGAGAAGCTGCCAGACATCCTGCAGACCATCAAGGCCATCGCAGAACGAGAGAAGCAACCAATCTATCTATTGGCTCCTAATGGCCGGAAAGCACGTTGGCTGCAGCAAGAGGTCACCAAGCTTGGACTAATGAATATTTTTGTTGATTATTACCGCAGCGATCATTCTCTTGGAGTAGCACGCTCCGAACGAGTCTGCATTACGGTAGGCATGGCCGAGATTCCCGCCAATGCCTGTGACGCCCTGGCCCACGGCAAGGACTCAGATGATAGATGGCTGGATTCCAGACGCCTGCGGCTCCACGGAGTTGATGCCGCAACCTGGCAGGCGGTCAACAGAGTAAGGGATCCTGCCGGCATAGTGGAGTCCAGGATCTATTTCATTGGCTGCAGGTTGGATCAGGTTCGCAGGGTGGCAACGTGGGGCAAGAATCGGCAGGCAATCTGTAGGGGGATCAAGCAGACTAACGGTAGTAGGGGTGAGATCATTAGAAAACCCATCTTCGAGGTCACGGTTGATGAAGAGATCGAACTTCCTAAAATATACGGAGATTACAAGGGCAACACACATTCCAACAGGCGAACATTGAGTGACTTTATCGAGGAAATAGAATTATATAACGATAATTCTATAAATTCTGAAAACCACTCCATTTCCTCTATTAACATTAATAGAGAGAATGGCGCGAAACTCAGAATTTATAATATTCCAAGAAATGAAAGTGAGATTGGTTTAACATCAACTGCACTTTACTCTATGTTTGTCAATAGGACCGACTGCTATGCAAAACAGTATAAAAATTATGATACAGGTCGATATGAGTTCTACAAAGTGATTGGTTCACCAACTATCGAAAAGATCAAGCAGCATGTGACAGGCACAGAGACCATTGGAGTCTATGAGATCGGCCTGGACGACACTGTGACCTGGTGTTGTGATGACATCGACTCACACAATGGTGAAACCGATTCCCGCGAGAAGGTGGGGCGATTGGTTGATACCTGCAGACGCTATTCCGTCCCGCACTTGCTGGAAGCTTCCGGCAGCACAGATTCCTATCATCTCTGGATCCCACTAAGCAAAACCCGGACCTATAACGCCTATAGGTTCATAAGGCAACTCAATGCCGAAGCAAAGGTCGACTGTGAGTGTTGGCCGAAGCAGAAGAGTCTGCGGGACAAGAACGGCAAATATGGCAATCTGATCAAACTGCCGGTGTGCTTTCATCAGAAGAGTGGCGGATGGTCAGCGTTCATTGATGCTGACACATTCGAACCTCTGGAAGGTCCCATACCTCACCCCGGCCTGGTGCATCTCCTGGAGATCCCTGATTTATCGGAGTCCAGCTCTGAGGGAATGCCTAAGGTATCTAGTCGGCATGAAGGCAAGAGAAAGCCATGCTCCAGCAAAGCCCTTGATTACTGTATGCAAAGAGCCTTGGAAGATAAGATCCCCCTGGAAGGCTCTGAAGGTCACTACCTTAGGCTGGCGATTGCTGTAAAAGCTCAGCCTATTGGACTGACTGCAGAAGCTACAGCTCAGCTATTCCAGAGCCAAAAGGACTATGATCATGATTTCAGCCTGAGCAAAGTGCTGGAAACATGGAGTTATGCTTACTCTCCTATGTCCTGTGAGACCCTTCGGGATAAGTGCGGAAAGCTGGTCAAAACATACTGCCAGAGCTGTCCATTCTATCGAACAACTGGGGAGAGGGTAGCAGCCTAATTTCCTCTTCTGTTTTCCTATTTAGGAAAACATCTCTTTCTTTTTGTCCTTAAAGGATACATTTATATACTTTCAATTCAATATATGAATCAATCTATGAAGAGATGTGCGGTTTGTGGTCATAAAAAGAGAGCTGAAATCGAGGTAGATGTTATCAGAGGAGTAACCTACTCCGCCATATCCCGCCAGTATGGGGTAAAGGTGGACTGCCTGAAAGACCATAAGCGATTCGGCCACATTCCAACTGATGCGATCAAGGCGGCCCAGGAAGAGAAGCACAGTCTTGATGTAAACGAGCTGTTGGCGGAATGTCTGGAGATCAGCCTTGGCAGTGCCAGAGAGGCCAGGGCGGCTAAGGCCTATGGTGCAATCGGCTCAATTATGGCCGGTCCCTACAAGGCGGCTCAGGTCTTATCCGGGGCCTCTCCTGGCAATGAGGAATCAGGATTGGCGGCAATGAGAAAAGAACTCAAGGAGCGGCGAG